CCGCTCGGTGATCAGGTTGATGATAGCCAGCGGGTCCCCGGCCACGTTGAACACCCGGATGTGTTCCTTCTGGAACGGGATCATTACCGCGTTGAACCGGGGCTGGAACTGAAGCGCTTGTTCGAGCTGGCGATTGTCAGCCGGAAGATCCTGGCCGACGGCATAAGGTCCGCCGTCCTGGACATCGTACTCGATGTTGTAGTTCCAGTTGAGTCCCCCGCTGACCTCGGTGTGGCAATTGTCGCCGATCATCGACATCGTCGGGTCGTGGTTGAACACCATGTCGCGGAGCTGGGGACTCTTGTCAATATAACGGCGAGTCGTAACCGTCAACATGTCGGCCAAGTCAGGCATGGTGCTCTCCTAGTTCGGGGCCTTCCCCGAGATGTAAGTGTTCAACAGATCTTGTTTGAGGGCGTTCGAGTCGAACTGGTCGGAGTCCGAATGTCTCGACATCGGCCCGACGCTCATGTCGGCGCCGCCCGGGAAGCCATTCCCGGTCGACCCGCGCTTCTGAAGCTCCTCGGTCACTCTCGCCTCGACGCGCTTGTCTTCTGCGAGCTTGGCCTCTTTGTCCCGCTCTGGCTTGTCCCATTCCTCGTAGGCTTGGACGAGCGTCATCGGCTGGCCGGCCTTTTGGGCCTCGGTCATTTTCTTCTCAAGCTCTTTGAACGGGATCACGCTCTTGCGCCCCGCGAACATGTGGCGCTGCACGAGTTCGCCCGTGGTGATCAGCACATCGGTGATGTTCGGAGCCTGGCGCTCCAGGAACCGCTTGTCGATCTCGCGCTGGATGTCCTCTTCGGTCCATTGTTTCCCGGGAGGAAGCGGATTAGCGGGATTAGCCACAATCGGAGCCTCCAGGGTCCCGTATTTTTCCTCGTACTTCCGCACCCGGTCCTGGATCCGTTGGATCTCCGGGAAGTTCTTGTTGTACCAGGCGCGATAGCCCTTGGGATTCCCTTGCGGATCGAGGCCGTCGAGCGCGTCGGCAAGTTGCTGGCGCTCGGAATTGATCGCGTCGAGTTCACGCTGCTGCCGGAGTGAGATCGTCCGGGAGGCCACAGCCTCGTTCGCGAAGATCTCGTTGAGCTTCGTCTTGGTGGCTTCGTCGGTGCCCTCGCTCAGATACGCGAGCAGTTCTTCTTTTGTCATTGATTACCTCCAGGCGGAACGGGTCCGCCGGTTCCAGGCAGTCCTCCAGTGAGCGGACCGGGCGGGGGCGGCGGCGCTCCAGGTCCAGGGCCACCTACTCCAGGTTGCATCGCGTTCTGCGCGGCCATCGGAACGAGCGAGTTCGCGAGAGCTATGATCTGCGCGACGACTTGCTCGGCTCCCGGAATCGCGCCGGATTGCACGATCATCTTCCCGGCCGCGTTGATCTGGTCTACTGCGTTTTTGACCGGCATGATGCCCGCGAGCATGGATGCGAGGCCACCGCCGGCTGGAGATGGACTCGACCCTCCCGCGCCGAGCGCCGGAAGCGGCGGGAGCGGGGAGTTGTTCATGTTCGCTTGGGGCGCGGTGGCCATTAGTTATTTCTTCCCCGGGCCTTCCAGCCCCGATTCGTGCTTGCCCTTGCCGAGTTTCGCGCCGAAGCCCATTTCTTTCTTCCCCAGGCCGTGGTGCTTTCCGTGGGACGCCTTGCCTCCCATGTGATGCTCTTTCTTGCCCATCTTCTCTTCTTTCTCGTGCTTCATGCCAGGGCTCCTTTGCCGCGGAGTTTGGACAGTGACTCACTCTTGGTCGACGCGCCGGATTTAGCGAGCTTCCCGGGCGCTCCCGGGTTCTTGCGGACGAAGAGTTTCTTCGCGCCCAGGGTGGGGGTGGACTTGCCGACCGCGCTCCCGCCGCCGCCCATTCCGGTCTGATCGTCGTTGTTGCCGGAAGTGATTGATCCCGTGTAAGCCACTTGGGGGAAGTGTATAGGTTAGAAAAGTCCTTGTCAAGTGGAAGGTTAGGAAGGATTATGTGAGCCACCCCCGGAAGGTGGCAGTTTACAAGTTGTGTTCGACGCGCTAGACTTTATTTCGTGGGGATGGAGGACAACAACGCCTCACGGGTGTGATAGCCCGGGCAACATCCCCATTTAGCTAGTTTGAATGATAGGACCGTTCCCGCTCTCGCCCATCGACGGCGGAGCTTGATCGGTAGCCTTGCGGCCTTGCGCGTTCGCAATGAGGCCAATACCTAGCTTCTGCTGGAGCGCAAGCCGCCCAATCTCATCAGCCGGAATATTGAGTCCTGGTGGCGCAAAGCTCGCAAGCTGGCCCATTTTTTCCATCAGGGTAAATACCGACGCATAGCCCATTTTCGCGAGCATGAACCATTTCATGAGATCCTGCTGCATGGCGGAGTTCAGGAGGCTCGACGGGTCGAACCCGAACGCGATGGACTTGAGCATGAGCGTCGCACGCTCATAGAGCTGAGGAGGTGAGTCCGATCCGAGCGCATTGACCGTTCCCGCGATGTCCCCGAGATCCCCGTCCGGCACGTTGTCCGGGATGAAGTTCCCAGGCGCGAAGTCGAAGTCTTCCGGGGTCGCCGCGCTCGGCCCGAACATCGCGACTCTCTTGACCAGAGTGTCGAATTCCGCGTTGCAATAGAGGAACATCTCGGCGAGTTCCTTGTACGCGCCCTCCAGGATTCGAGAGCGCAGCCGAATCCCCGGCGTCATCGCTTTCATGATCGTGTCGATGGTGTCGTCGGACGGGATCTGGCCGAGGCTCGCCATCACGCTCGGATCGGCGGTCCCGGAGATCTTCTGCATCTGCTCGACGCAGAACTTGATGGCTTCCCAGATAAGCTGGTCGAGCGGCGGCGGCGGCACGATCTGGATTCCCTTCCCGCTCGCCATATTGGTTCTGATCTTCATCCCCGGCGCGCGTGAGTCCGCCTTCGCCATCTCGGCCTTGGACACGTTCCGGTCTCCAATGATCGCAGGCTGGGCGACCTTCGCCGCATGGTCGTCGATCACCCGGAGATTGGACGTGATCGAGTTCTGGAGCGGAATGCAGTCCCATAACGGAGCCTTGCCGAACCAGCTCATCGGCCAGGGATTGAGCGTGAACTTGATCAGCGGGAACTTGGCGTGCCAGTACGGACTCGGACCGTCTTCAAGCAGCGCTCCGGCTCCCCACACGATCAGGCGCTTGAACGGGAATAACGGCGCGCCCGGGCGGACCTCATAGGACCAGTTGTTGGTGGGCTTCCCATCGACCCACTTGCCCATCCGGACGGTCTTGCCGGTCTTGTTCGTCCGAGGATCGTTCAGATACATCGTGTTCACGAACACAGTCGGCGATCCCGGAATCTGCCGGTCCGCCGTCCCGCGCTTGGACAGCGGCCCGCCGCGCTCCCCTGGGCCTTCGATGACCCGCTGAAGCCAGCCGAAGACGCTCCCCACCCCGCCCGCGTCCGGCCGGACTACTTTATCGAACTCTTCCTTCACCCAGTCGACGGTGCGCGCCCGGCGGGTGATGATCCCCACGGCATCCTGTGTCGTGTGGTAAGAGATCGGATCGATCGGGAAGACATTCCGGGGGTCTTCGGCTTCGAGCATCATGTCTTCCAGGCGCCGGGAATAGTAGAGATGCGCGAATCCCGTGCCCGCGATGGTGTAGTACCGGATCACGTCGCCGATCCGTAGGTCGATCAGCCGATCGGAATACCATCGCTCGGCGGACTTGTTGCTCAGACGAACCTGGGCCTCATACTTGGGATTGTGCGTGGTGTAATTCCAGAAGCACCTCGTGTCGGTGAGCATCGCGGTGAGGTCTTCGGCGATCTTCGCCACCAGGTTCGCCCGGGTCTGAGAGAGCTTCGAGGTCGTCGGCGCATACGACACGCTAGAGGAGTTTTCATAGGAGAAAATCTCCCGGATCGCGATGTCGATCTTGTCGTAGCCGATCTGGGACTCGATGAAGTTGATGCCGCGCTTCAGCCGGGACTCGCACCACTGGACGATGTCATAGTCCCGGGTGCCGTATTCGGCCTCGTCGGTAACGACCGGCGGGAGATCGTAGTAGGAATCGGATGCCACTTGGGCTGATTATGACACGGAAGGCCGGAGATGGCTATTCGCTCGGCGGAGCATGAGGTCCAAATACAACTTGTATTTGACTCCTTCGTTCCTTTATAATAGTCCACATGAGCCAACAACAAACCCAACCTCAGGAAGCCGCGCCTCAGCGGTATTATCCTTTCTACGTCCGTATTCACTGGTTCGCCAAGGGCGACACGGCGGGATATACCGACGCGGGCCAGGATGACGAAGCAACTGCGCAACAATACGCTAAGATCCGTTCGCGTACTGTGCGTGGCGTGATCGAAGTGATTGGAATGCGCCCCGCTCCACACGTCATCACGGCATATTCGAGTGGCGAAGAACTAACAGACGCGGCTTAATCCGGCGGCGAAGAGTCCGTCACCGGTCCCGACGCGATCATCTTCCGGACCTCGTCGATTAGATCTTGCTTAACCTCGGCGGGAGCGGAATACGGAACCTGCGCGGGTTCGGACGGCTCATTCCCCGGATGAAAGTTACTCGCCTCGTGCACTGTCCCGGTCTCGCGCTCGTAGGCGATCATCGACTCGATCTCCCGGCGCTCGAAGCCTTGGCGAGCGTAGACCTCGGGCATCGGCTGGTCCGCGCGCGCCGGGACTCTGC